ACCTATGATGTGTGAGCGATATGTAATAAACTGCTTTGATGCAGTTGTTGTATTAATTGCTATAAAGTAATCATTAGGATTACCGTCATAAAGTAGTCGTGCATTATTAGATAAATCAAGGGAAATTTCCATAGCACTCAATGAGTTATTACAAATAAATGTACCATTAGGCACATAAAGAGCAAGCCCATATGAAAGTAATGTATTAAGAATATCAGAGCAATCATATTCACCACTTCGAGTGCTATCAGGAGGGTATTGACCTAATTCGGGTGGAAATTTTTTACAACCATATTTAAGAATGTTAATAGTAGCTGTACCCCTGTCATTATCCTGAATAGTTGAACCACTTTCATCAAATTTTTTAGCATTGATAACTTCCAAAGGCGTAAAATATAAGTTTTCATTTCTTAATGACTTGATAGATAACTCATTAACGCTCTCGTTAGAAGTCAAGTATGTATTATCGCCCCCGTCACCCTCTGTATAGTAGCCCTCTGTTGTTATAATTCTGTCTGCGCTATAAACAGTGTTTTGCATATCTGCAACAGTTTTAGCTGTACCAAAAAGTGCCTGAAAGCTACCGTCATTAATCATACGGTTAATGATGTTGTTGATTTCTTCTTCAACATCTAAGTTGTCAAAGTATTCGTTTACATAAGTTTGGAGTTGCGTAAGGGCAAGGTATAATTTACCTATATTGCTCTCTGCGGTTGAAATATCCTTAATAGCGTTGTTCAAATAATGGACAACTTTGTCAAGGAGTTCATAATATGATAAGCTATCATCATATACAAGAGGGAGCACCTTTTGGCACCAAAACATAAACCTATGTTGATTGGAATAGCCGTCTAATTTTGGAATAAAATCTGCGTGCATTATATCACCTACCACAAATTAAAAAATAAATCTGATAATTCCTCAATAATCATATTATCAATATTGAGAAATGTTTTTCTGTATTTCATAAGCATTTCAGCATATGTTAAATTACCCTTTTTACCTTTTACTGTTTTAGTTCCATTGTTTTTCTTATTTCCTGTTTCATTAATGCTTGTTTGTGTTTTGCTATGCTTTTCAACAGATGTAGTATCGTTTCTATTTTCATATTCAAGCGTACCATTGTCAGCACGATTATTAAAAGATTTAGTGGCAGTGTCATTTCGGTTTGTAAATGTTTTTTCTTTGGCGTCAGTTAAATTATCGTATGTTTCAATATCACTTGACAAATTAACTTCTTTTTGAGCCGTAGTTAAATAATTGTCTGAAATAATACCGTCCAAGCCGCCTTGCGGTGTATCTGATTTAGTAATAAGTTTAGTTCCGGGGGAAGTTGTTTTGCTACCTGATGTCACTGTATTATCTTTTTCTGTACCTTTATAGTCAACAGAATTGACTTCATCACCAACATATGATAAAGATGTTTTTTCTTTACCATTTAAGGTTTTAATTGTAATATCATTGCCACCCAAATTAGAAAAATCTTGAACCTTATTTGAAATAATGTCGTTGACAAGTTCTGATATTTCAGTGTAGTTGTAATCATCAAATATATCAAACTCTAAAAGGGCTGATTTATATAACTGATTATAGTATGGCATAATATTGCAAAGTTTAGTTTGTAGTCTTAATTTCCATAACCCAACAGTTTCCTCACAAATTTCTCTTGTGTAATAGGTTCTTAATATTTTCTTTTCAAGAGGTTTGCGATAACTTTCATCAAAAATAGGAAAGTCAAAATTAAATACAAGTGGAGTAGCTTTATCGAGAATAAAATCAATATCGTTAAACCCCGCACTTTCTGAAAGTTTTGCACAACTCTCACAAATATAGCGGACTTCCGTAGTGTATTTACTCACCAATATCCTCCTTTCCGCTTTCAGCGTTTTCAAGTTCTGATGTAGTAAATTCCATATAATCAGCACGATAATCGCACCAAATATCAAGGTTAAACATTTTATTAATTTTAGCACAAGCCTGTCTGCGACTTTCTAATCGTGAGTAACGGCTTGCAATAGTGCCACCTTGATTTCGTAATACTTCATCACGCAACATTCGTTCTTTCTTAATCATATTGGTGTTTGAGATACCAAGATAAGTAAGACTTTCGTTCCATAATCTCGCTTTAATATCTGACAATTTATCAGCAAGAAATGGGGCGTCTGTTTTCAACACTTGTAAAGCATTAGCGTTCAAGTCTTTATCACCATAAATAACAGGCTCGTTGCCATCATATTGCATATATAGATTTTTTAATGTTAGTCGCTGATTTTCACTACATTTAATTAATATAGGTGTTTTTTGAGCATTAATATTTACATCTATAATTCTGTCAATGTTATACAATCGTCTTGCGAACATTTCAGTATCAAGCATAGAATTAGTATGAAGTAAATTGTTGTAAATAATTACGCTGTTCTTGTGATTTAAATTCGCTGTATAACCGTTTGCACCGTAAGCTGTTCTGTTTAATGGAATTTCATACACATTAAATTCACCACCGAGCATACACCTCAATGCTAAATACCCAATATCTTCGTCAAAGAAAAATACTGCTTTACCGTCAGAAAAAAGAGCCAACTCTAAAAATCTTACATCAATTGTATCAGGCACATTTTTCCACTCAAACATTGAGATAGCCAATTCCATAAGTCGATTATAATATTGCTGATAAGTACAGTTATTTAATTTTGCACTTTCCCAAAAATTTCTATTTTTCTTCAATGATGTTCACCACCTAACTTAATGTATTATCTAATGAATAATTGCCAACACTTTCACCGTCTTTCCAAAAGGTTATACCATTGTCATAGATAGAACATATTTTTTTACTATCGTCAGAGGGAATACTACCCTTGATTTTACACCCTACTGTTTTAGTATAACACCAAAATGGGCGACAGTAAATGTTTGGTTTTTTAACTCGTTGAGTTGCATACCCGAATTTGTCAAAGTAATCGTCAATAGATTTAGCAATTTCAGGGCGGATAGTTTTTATCATAATGAAAAAATCTACCATATCATTCCAATACATAGTATTGCCTGTTGCATTAGCTTTTGCCTGCGGCGGTTTCAATTCAGCTTGTGTCTTTTGTGCCATTAATTCTTTAACGCCATTTAGTATTGATACTGCACCAACTGCAAGAGCCACGGGGGCGTCAACGGCAAAAGCGGCAAGCATAGCCGCAGTACCTGCTCCTTGCGTTACGATAGAGGGGACGCTTGCTTTTGCTTGTGCTAACCATTGGATATACATATTAGTTGATGTAGGCATAAATATAGAAGTATCTAATGATAAAAATTCTTCTTTATTTTCGCTCATACCTTTGTAATTAATAGGGTAAATTATAGTGGGTGAATTTAGATAACTGTCTAACAGTAAATAAAAAGATGGTTGCCGATTTATGAAGTATTCAAGTGGGTATTCAGCACTATCACCATTCAAATTTGTTATGTAAAGTGTCATATATGGAGATGTGAGCAACTTTTTATTTCGTGGTGTATAGTGACCTATACTGTCAAGGTTAAAATCTATTGGCACTACACGCTTTTCAGCGGTTAAATTTGAAAGGGCAACACCCAAACGCAAGTCAACAATACCTTTTTCCACTTTTGCACGGTTTTTTTCCTGTTGGTCAGGGTCAGTAATATTACCTGAAATACCTGCACCTTGTACCCAATTAGCCAAACTTTCCACCGTTGGAAAATGCATTGGCGGAAGTCCACTCACTAAAGTTTTACCCTCCATTTTATAAGCTGTATATCCCATATCGTTATAGTTTTCGTCTACTGTACTTTCGACAAGTATATCTAACTCTGCTGAAATACCTGCCCTTTTATGCTGCTGTACAATGTAATCTCCAAGCTCCAAGTTTTCGTCTAAAGTATGCTCACCTGCTACATCACTTGCGGCGTGTTCTCTTTCAACAAAGCACTCTTGTAAATCATAATCAAAGAACCAAGTTTGCATTACATCAATTTCAAATTCAATTTCAGCCGTTCCATTGTTAATATATTCAACAGATTTTATAAAAGCATAAAACCATTTTGTGCCAAAACTTGCATTCTGAAACATCAAATAGTTGCAATCGTATAAATTCTCTGAATTAATAGCAACACGAATATACCCTCTTTTAACTCTTTGATAAGACTGCTCAGTAAGATTATATTTAGTAAGTGAGCTGAAATATTCTGTTTGCTTTGACTTACTTGTGAAAAATATTGTGTCCTGATAGGTGCTATCAATCGGTACACCTTTTAAAATTTTAATGTTTGTATTAGGGTTAATATACATAATATGTTATACCCACCACCACCCAAGTGCTGAATAGCACTTACATATCATATATTAAGAAATAGTAATTGTTGACGAACCTGTTTTAGTGTTATCAAAAGTTGATGTCGCCGATACAACGATTTCAGTTGCTTTTGCAAGGTCAGGCGAAAGCGTAACCTTACCATAGATGTCAACCGTAGCCTTGTCATTGTTAGTCGTCCAAACAACAGTTTTTGGTGCAAAGTTAGTTGTCTTTACATCAACTGAAAGCTGAACAATTTGACCCGCACTTGTTGTAAGGGTCGCAGGAGTAACCGTAACGCTTGTTACTGTCGGAGTTTCGGGTACAAATACGGTAGCATTAGCGAAAGGTGAAACGCTAAATGTTTTCCAAATGTGATACCAATAATTCCAATACATACCCTCACCGTTGTACTGCTCGGTAAATTCATACAAATTATCAAAAATCATAAACCATTCTTTGTCAATAAGAACGGCAGGAATGGCATTGAGTGCTCTCATTTCGTCGTCTGTAATAGGGGTGTATGAAGTATCACCCTTGAACAAAAGAGCAAGCCTGTCATTATCAAGGTTGCCAAAGCCGTCAATCATAATTTTATGACCTGAAAACTCTGCTTTGTTCATATTAAACGCACTTGCAAGCACTTCAATATCCATAACGGCGTCAAAGTCAGCATTGACAATAAGATACTGATTGTTTTTGTCAACATAGTTTTCAACTTTTGCGGCATTGTATTTTTTGCTCATAAACTCATAACTGTTACTTACACCCTTAATTGTACTTGCAACAGTTTTCATATTTTCAGTTGTAAGTGCAGGAGTTGTAACAGGTGTAAGTCTGCCGTTGAGAATGTTTTTAGCAAGTGTATATTTCATCACAAGAAATTCATCATAGTTTGCGCCTGCGTACATACTGTTAATGATTTTTGTAATTAAATCAGTTACGCCGTCCCACGAAAGGAAAGCCTGCTTGAGCTGGATGTTTTCGATTGTAACCTTGTAAAATTTTTGATAATTCAGTGCGTGAAAAGCTGAACGCACATCGGGTTTTTCTCTTGCAAAGACTTTGTTTTCTGAATTTTCAACATTGTATTCAAAAGGCTTTGCAATATTTACAAAAATCTCCTCGATTGTTTCGCCAAAATCAATAAGTCCCTTTTTGAAAACCGTCCAAGGGTTTGAGTACATCTTTGATGTAATCATAACTCTGCCTATACGGTTGATAAGTGCATTAAGAAATTCATTCTGCAATGCAGGGTAATCCATAATAATAGTACCAATTTCCCTTATTGACGAAAGGTCATCAGTAGCCTTTGGAACATAGTCCTGATAATTTGCACTTGCACTATTGCGAATAGCGTTCATAATTTCAACTGAATTTGCGTTCAGTGTTTTTACCTGTGGAATTGTTGCCATATTGTTCACTCCTTATTTAAATAAATCTTCAATTTTTGTTTCTTTTGGTGGGTCAGGTGGGTTATCGCCTTGTGGAAATGTGGTAGATGAACCGCTGAAAAACCTGTTTTGATATTTTTTCTTCCACGAATTATCTAACTCGTGGTATCTTTCTTCCCAATTAACACCGTCACCGTTAGCTGACTTCTCAAGCGAATTGTATGTGTCTGTCATATCTTCAACAAAACTAATACTTTCGTCCGAGGTGTCAGTACCGATGATGTTATTAATTCTTGCGAAAAAATCGTCACGGTTTAATACTGCCATTATTATACTCCTTTACATAATTTTTCAAAAGTGTTTGCTCCTGCAATACCGTCCGTTTCTAAATTATTATCTTTTTGAAAATGCAATACAGATGAAAGCGTTTCACTTCCAAATATACCGTCAAAATCACCTGTTAGATAATTTTTGCATATCAAAAGTGCCTGTAAAATTTTTGTTATATTGCCAACGGCATTGAAACCCACATCAACACTTGCACCTTTTGTGCAATTACCGAATATACCGTCTATATCAAGGTTAGCATTAAACTGCTTATTCAACTCTGTTTGATATGCCATAACAAGGGCTGTATGTGTGCAAACACCATATATTCCATCTGTATCAATGTTTGTGTTATAATTTGCATTTACCCATTTTTGTATTTGTTCAATTTTGCTGTTATCTTCTTTTTTAACTTCATTCTCTTGAACATCAAAAGAAATATTCATATCAACATAACCGTTGATACCGTCAACCGTTCCACTGTCACTATATTGCCACATAATATAATCTGTCGGATAATTAGGTTGTTCATCAGAGTATTGAGCTACCCACTTTGTTATATCTGTTAATTGCTCAGTGTCAAGCCTATCAATGAACCCTCCAACAGAGCTTGCATATACGCCTGTTTTATAATTGTGATTGGAAACAGTTTTGCAAAATGCTTTTGTGGCAACAGTCGCACCAATTTTTTGAGAGGGTGAAGTCAATTCAAGGTCAAGGAAACAAGGATAATCAAATGTTTTTCCTGCTATGATTTCACAATAATGTAAAGCATTTTTTAACCCCTTATTAGATGTATCAAAGTCACTGCCTACAATATAATAAGAGCCAACTTTTAAGCCTGCTTTTACAGCTTTTTTATAATTGCTTTCAAAGTAGCTGTCAGTGTAAAAACCGTCATCAGAACCGCCTGCTTTAATCATTACAAATGCAATTCCTGATTTTTTTACCTTGTCAAAATCTATGACGCCCTGCCAACCTGAAACATCAATGCCCTTTTCGGTTTTCGCCATTTTCGTCTCTCTCTTTCAATTTTTCAAGATATGGTTTGAATAGTTTTAATAAGTCGGGGTTTACTTCGCCCAAATTTTCCATACAGCTTATTAATTCCATAACGCATATGTAAGCTGATACAATAGGGAGTAATGAAACATTAATGCCAATATCAACATATGATATGCCATATTCTAATAACCCTGCACCAATTACTGACAAAATTTCAGCAAGTTTGTGAAATAGCCCTTTGCGTAAAACTGTACTGTTTAATTTTCGGATATATACTGCTTTTATTAGTCCTGTTAAAATATCGAAAATAATAAAAGCAAAAGCGACAATGTACACAAACAATTTATTTTCACCACCTTTCTTTTTATTATTATATCATAAATATTGACAAATTGCAATAGATGTGATATAATTAATATGAAAAAAATATTAACATTTAAAAAAGGGGTAAAATGATATGAGTAAATATTATGACGGTGTTAAACTGTTAAGTCTTAAAGACTTGAATGGTAAAGAGCCTGAAGTTTACCTTTGCACTACAAATAGAACAGGCGGAAAAACAATTTATTTTAATAGATATGTTATTAAAAAATTTTTAGATAAGGGAGAAAAATTTGGACTGATATATCGGTATAACTATGAATTAGATAGCATAGCTGATAAATTTTTCAAAGGTGTCGGCTCTTTATTTTTTCAAGAGTACACAATGACAAGTGAACGCCGAGCAAAAGGTATTTATCACGAATTATTCATAAGCAAAAAAGGTAATAAGGAAAAAGGTAAAAGTTGCGGTTATGCTATTTCTCTCAATTCATCAGACCAAATTAAACGCTATTCGCATTTATTATCTGATATTGAAAGAATGATTTTTGATGAATTTCAATCTGAAACGAACCACTACTGCAATAATGAGGTTGAAAAATTCATATCTGTACACACATCAATAGCAAGAGGTCAAGGCGAACAATATAGGCGTGTCCCTGTCTATATGATAGGAAATACTGTAACATTACTTAACCCTTACTATGTTGCGTTAGGCGTAAGCAATCGACTTAAAAAAGATACAAAGTTTTTAAAGGGTAATGGTTTTGTACTTGAGCAAGGTTATGTTGAAAGTGCAAGTATAGCACAAAAAGAAAGCGGTTTCAATCAGGCTTTTTCATCTAACAAGTACATTGAGTATGCAACTGAAAATGTATATCTTAATGACAGTCAGGCTTTCATTGAGAAACCTCAAGGAAAGTCAAAATATTTAGCCACGCTCAAATACAATGGTAATGAATATGCCGTCAAGGAATTTACTGAATTAGGCATAGTTTATTGTGACGATAAGGCGGATAAAACATACCCCACTAAGTTATCAGTAACAACTGCTGACCATAATGTAAATTATGTGATGTTAAAGCGTAATGAGTTTTTCCTTTCTAATCTTCGTTACTTTTTTGAGCGTGGGTGCTTCAGATTTAAGGACTTAACTTGCAAGGAAGTTATACTAAAAGCGTTATCATATTAGGTGTCAGAGAATGTCATTAAAACTGAATGGGTTGGGTAGCACTGTTGGAAAAATACAGCCAACACCATTTCTCAATTATGCTAATTGCTTTTTTATTACATTCTTTTTCGATACATTAAAAAGAGCCTATGAATTTTTTCATAGGTTCTTTTTGTTTACCTCATCTGATATGTTGTTTCAACAAGCAATACACCGCCTGCTATTCTTTTTGGTAACAATTTTGATGGCACTTTTAGCCCGATTTTAAAATCAGTTATATCCCTTTTAACAGAAATAAACTCTTTTTCATCGTCATTGAATTTGTCTGTATCGTGTATCTCATTGTCACACATTGAACGAATAAATAATTGTTTACATTTTTCAGGCATACCTGCACATTTTACATTGTAATATGGCTTTTCTATTGCTTGCAAATTTTCAGCTACAACCCTTTCAATATAGGTTTTTTGTCGCACAAATATAGCTTTATCCCAACTACTTTCAAGTTTCCAACAACAGAAATTTTTATCATCAACACGAACGCCTTTTAATTCGTCAGGTGATAAATCACAATGTATGCTATCAGTATCGGCATATATAAAGCCACGATTTTCAACACCA